TTCTGAATCAACTTCTGCAAAATTTCCTAATGGGGTATCTTCAATTCTTTCATCATAAATTGTATAATCACCAATACCAATACAAAATAATTGATACAGATATTGATCATTACCGTTATATTCCATATATGGAGTAGCTGCAAAATCTGGATAAATTCTATGAACGCCAAAGATTTCTGGAATTGAACTTCCTAATCTAGCAATATTTCCTTGAGCTTGCAAAGAATATGTAGGGCTTGCTTGCGCATAATTAGCTTGACTAGTCGAAGGTATTTTTGGTGGTGGTATTAATGCTCCTATTAATGCTAAACCCCCAATCATAATAACAGCTTTAGCTAAACCAAATTGTATAGCTAATGAAGAACCAGCTACTGCTGTAGCTCCTCCAGGTACCATTAATCCAGCAGCATATGGCGCAGTTATTGCTAAAGCAACCATAGCTACTACTTGAATTGGATTAGAACCTCCGCCTCCACCTTCAGGAAGAGTAACGAATACCATTGTTTTAAAGTTAGAAACTTTAGTGGTTTTATAATCATCTTTTAACACACCTTCTGTACTATCAACTATACATACAGTAGGTCTAATAAAATTAATTTCATTTTTCTTTAAGAATTCATCTATAGTTAAATGATCTTCAGCAAAATAAAAATTTCTATCACTAGGGTTAAATGGGTTATTGCTAAGAATTATATTCATAAAATTCTATTTTACCCCATCCTGATAATTTTAAATTACTTAAACTAGAAAACAAAACACCACTTCCTTTTACACAATGCAAAACTCCACCACTATCTATATCGAGCCATACTCCAACATGAGAAGGATATGAAGCATGAGCTAATAAAACTGCATTACCATCTTTTGGTTTTTCTACTTTTTTCCAATTCTCTCTTTCTGGATTATCTCTTATTTCTTTAGCAACTTTAAGAATATTATCATTGTCTATATCAATTATAAATGGAATATTTAAATTGTAATACTCTTTTTCAATAAAACGAAATAATCCCCAGCAATCAAAACCATCTAAATCATTACCACCAGATTTATATTCTATGCCTATTAATTTTTCTGCCCAATGCATTATCTTACTAATCCTGGAAATCTAGTTGGTTCGTATATTTCTAATGGAAACACATTATTAGCCATATCTCCAAAAGTAGCTAATGCAGTAATAGTAAATATATCGATTGTTATATCTGTTATTTCTAAATGTATTGGAGGATCCATTTGAGGGTAATTTAAATATCCACTTTCATTAATATCATTAGATAAATATGGTCTATATGTTAATTGAACATTAGAATCTGATACTGCAGCTGCAGCTACATTTTGCTGTATTAATTGAGTAACATTATCTATTACTAATTTTAAAACTGGCTGCGCTCCATCATCTATAGGAGGTAAACTTAAATTAAATGCAAAACCAGTAAAATTTACAAAATTTCCTCCATCTACAGGAGCAGAAGATTCTAATCTAGCTGTCCAATCTCTATTATCAAGAATCACTCTTATTTGAGTAGGACTTCCTTCTTCATCTACGAATAAGTCATGTCTTAATTCTATAGTGTGTAATATTACTACATCTATAGGAGCAGATGCATAAGCTTCTTTTATTGCTTCAGTTAATGAATCGTTAGGCATTTAATGGCCTCGTTTTTACTTCTAAAATGCCTTTTACATTCCAGTTAATACCTCCTATAGCAGAAGATGACCATATTTCTCTGAATCTTGCACTATAAGTAGTTATTCCTTGGCCATTCATTAATTCTATATCAAACCAAGATACTCCATCTAGTAATTCATCGTGATAAAAAGTTTCAAATATTCCAAAATCTGTCATATTGAAAAACCAATTTACATCAATTAGAGTTGAAGATTGAGTAAATCTTCTTCTTGCTCTAACCGGTCCAGATTCAATAGATGTTCTTATTACAGGATCATCTGGTTTTAATATATATCCACTTTGTTGTGGTCTATTTAAAGGCCAAGTTGGCATTATCTATAACTCCCTGTAGCTCTATTTAAACCATATGTTCCTTCCATAACTTGAGGGATTTGACCATTTCCTTTTGCTATATTATTAGCTATTGAACTTTCAACTTCACCAATAAGAACTTCAATTATTGGTTCTCCATCGGATCCTGTTTTTCTATTTATATTAGATGGAGTATTAGAATTATTTATAACATTTACAGTTACTTTAGAACGACCTTCAGTTGAAGCTACACCTAATTTACCATCGCTTCCTCTTTTTAATGGCATTATAGCTTCTGGTCCATCTTCTCCCATTAAACCAGTTCCATTTGCCATAGGAAATATTCTTGGAGAATTAAATATGTCTCCATCTGCAAAAGGAGTTACTCTTCCATTAAAAAATGCGTTACCATTTGCTTGAAGCATACCAGGAGTTGGTGGGCCTACTCCGTCTGGTGTTCCTATAGTACCTCCAAATATACTAGCTCCAAGTGTTCCTAATACTCCTGATAAAGCTCCAGCTATTGGAGCAGTTATCGTTTGCTGTATTGTCAGTCTTACTAAATCTCTCAAAATGCTATCAATTAAATCACCAAATTCTAATTTACCTGTCATTACAAATTCAGTTAATTCATCTGTCATACCACTAAAAGCTCTTGATGTTATTTCAGATATTTCTTCAAATACTGTTTTAGAGTTATTAGCAAAATCCCATAGACCATCTGATAATCCTTTAAATAACTGGTCTCCCATAGATAATTCTTTAGCTGCAGACATAGCTTGTATTAAAGCTCTTTGACCTTCATATATAGCTCTATTATAAGCATATTGAGAAACTGTTGTTTTACCTTTTAATTCATTTAATTGAGATTCAATTTCTAGTAAATCATATGCAGCTGCAGCTACTGCGTCATAACCTCTTGCAGCTTCATCATATACTTCTTTTGGACTTAATTTAATAAACTCTTTATATTCATTTTTTGTTTTTATAATTGATTTTTCATAATCATCTAAAGATAATGTATTAGCTTTTCTAGCAAGAGTTAATCTATCTATTTGTGTTCCTAAATCTTTTAAATCATTTATATTATCATAAATAAGACTAAATGGATTTTTAACTATTTCAATATCACGATTTAATTCTTTTTGCATTTGGTAATATTTTTTAAGAGCTTTTTGTGCTTTATCAATAGCTCTTTGATCTTCTTTTGTTCTTTTTGCTAAACCTTTATCTTTTCCTTGTCCAAAGCCTGCATCATTTTTAGCAAATTCTTTTATTGCTTGTTCAAACATACGATTAAATTCTTGTTCCCACTTAAAATTTTCAAGCCTTTCATTTCTCTGTTCTGAAGCTCTTTGAATATAAAATCCATTTAATGCAGATTGTTTTTCAGCATCATCCATTAAAGTTTTAAGCATACTACCTTTAGATGAATCCGTTTCTTTATTTAAATCTTTTAAAACTTGATTTATTATATCTAATCTTTTCTTTAATTGGACAGCTTCTTCTTCATCTCCAAATGTAAGATTAAAACCACGTCTCATTCTTGTTATATGCTTATCTATTATTGCAAAAGATTTTGTTGTTTCTAATATTATATGTGGACTTAATCTCTTAAATAATGATATTATTGAATCTATAAAAGATGCAAAAAGTATTTTTGTTACATCAAGTATATATCCTATTTGTATAGGTAATTCATTTAATCTTTTGTAAACCTCTTTTAAGAAACTATTAAATAAAGATCCAAAAATGCCTTTTGTATTTTTATTTATATCTGGTGTCATTTCTTTAACTAATCTTGCCCATTCATCAGCAACTAATCCTGTTGTATCTTTTAAGTCTTTTAATTCATTTGATAATTCTTCAACATCTTTAGCCATTTCTGGAAAACCTTCAGTCATAGCATTCATACCTGCACCATCATTAGCTAAATGAACTAATAATCCTGCTAAAAAATTTAATGAATCTTTTAACGCTCTACTTTCTGCTACTGAATTAGCCCATACTTCCCAACCAAATTTTACCCTTTCTTGTGCTGCTTCGATATTATCTAAAGCAAATATATATTTTGTAGACTCTTCACTTAATTTATTTAATGCTTTAGACATTAATTCAATATCAATTTTTCTTCCAGAGGATAATTCTTTTAATGACTTACTAGCATAACCAGCTTCGTCTGCAACATCTCTTAAAGCCATTTTAAATAATGGTAGATTTTCTGAGATTGAACGATATTCGTCTCCCATTAAGAATCCAGCAGAGAATGATTGAGATAACTGAATTAATGCATTATTTAATTCCATAGTGCTTGTACCAGCAGCACGAGCACTCATAATTAAACCTTCAGTCCATTTTACAAGCGTAGTAGTTGAAAATGCTCCTCTAGTAGTAATAGCAAAACGAGTTACAATTTTACTTAAATCTTTAATTGCGAAACCAGTTTTAAATGCAGTTTTCTTTACTATATTTAAGGCATCTGCATTTTTTGTAAAAGTTTCTAATTTTCTCCCTGCTAAATCAACTGATTCTGCTAATTTATTAAATTCAACATATAATTTAATACCTATATATGCAGTTGCAGCTAACATAGCTGTTCTAAATAATAATAATTGAATTTTAAGGAATTTATTAATGAAACCAACTGAATTGCCAAATAATATATTATTTGTAGCTGCAACTTTAGTAACTTTTGAATATCTTGATAATGCAACTGCATTAGCATTTATTATTTTTCTTGATTTTGAGACTTGCATATTAAGTCTCTGAACGTCTTTTTGAAGTGCAGTTATTGCTTTCTGATTATCAATAAATCGTCTTTCAAGAGTTTTTAAATCTCTTAAAGCTCTATCTAAATGAACAATGATTTTAGTTTGATAATCCAAAACAATTCCTATTTTATAGCGTTAGTTGATTTAGCTTTTTCAACTTTTTTATTATAATCACTAACTAATCTTTCAATTTTCTTTATTATAGAAATAACAGTTATCTTAGAAAATGGAATTGGATATATATTAAAATAATTTGTAAAATCAGTAATACTTAAATGATGTTCAAAACCAGTTAAATTTTTTAAATTTTGAAAATTCTTAAAAAACCATATTTCTATTTCATCGTTTAATTCTGGTATATAATCTAATGGACTTTCTTCTCCATCTTTTCTCATTTGTGTAAAGTGATCTATATCATCGTAATAATCTATATTCCATTTTAAAGATTTAAATACTGACTCTGCTATTTCTTTTTCACTAAAAAATTAGCTTGGTCTCCTGCTTCGTTAATTACAAAATCTCTTAAATCTGAATCTTGAGTTAGTAATTCTAATGAAGCTTCTGGAGAATATTTAGCTGGTTTTTCATCATCTCCTAATAATGTATTTTCGTCCCAACCTAATAAAAGTTCTTCAGCTGCGACTCTTGTCATTATTCTTTTTGCTATATCATTTCCAACGCTTTTTCCTCGTTCCATTTTCTTTTGGTATGGTGACATTAATTTAGCAAGTTTTGCATCATAATGAGGATTACCGTCAGAGCGTGCGATTTTAACTTTTAGAATATTACCAAGACCATCATCGAAATCTAACCAGACACCTTCGAGTTCCGCAGTACGGCTCGTTTTAGTAAATTTAAGCATTTTATATTCCTGTGTTTGTATATTTCCTATGTTATTAATTAAAAAATACGATAGTTATACCAAAACACAGGAAATTGATATAACTAAAGGTTTGCTGTGAAGCGAACTCTGTTAAGCAGCATCTATAAATGAGAATTTAATCATATTATCGTTAGTTCCATCTCTTAATGCTCTAAATGTCCCAGTCTGCTTTAAGAAAGCATCTTTACCACCAATTGGAGTATCAAGAGTTTCAAATTTGCATTTTTTCATATTTATACCAATACTATTTCCTATAGTATCACTAGCATCGTCATCTAATATAATAGTAATTCCAAAGCTTTCTGCAGCTACAAATTTATCATACATAGTTAAATCTTTAAAGAAAACTTCAATGTCTCCTGTTATTTGAATTGAATAAGAAGCTGTTGCACAAGCTCCTAAAGTTCCAATAGATTTTGCTGCTTCAGTTTGATTATCAATTGATAAATTAAGTGAACTAAATTTGCAAGTACCAAAAACAATGCCTTCAACATAAATAGTACCAATAGAATTAACACTATTCATAATATTATATTCTGCAATTGCAGTATCTGCAGTTTCACCAGTTAATATAGTAGTTCGTGCATCTTCAGTTCGACCTACTACACCTACTGAACCATTAAGAATAGAACCAGTAGCAAAATTAAAGTTCATCGTATTAATACGACAACCATGGTAATACCAGTAATATGTAGACCCTTCGTTTTCTGCTGTTTTACGAAATGTATATGAAGGAGGAGTTGTATCACTGCCATTATATACAATAGAAGTAGTAGTTATTACAACATCTGAAGCAGCTGCAGTAG